CAAGTTCCGGGAACGCAAGCGTAGGAGGTGAATGAATGCCGAGAAAACCCAAGCGCCCCTGTTCTTACCCCGGCTGTCCCAACCTTACAGAGGGGCAGTATTGTGAGGTCCATGCCACCCTTGCCCGCAGACAGTATGACAAGTACGAGCGTGCCGCCGATGTGAATAAGAAGTACGGCCGTGCGTGGAAACGCATCCGTGACAGACACATCAGTCTGCATCCTCTTTGCGAGGTCTGCCAGAAGGAAGGTAAATATGTTCCTGCACAGGAGGTACATCATATCGTACCCATTTCCAAGGGCGGTACCCACGCACGGGACAACTTACAGTCGCTGTGTCGGAGCTGCCATAACAAGATTCACCACGAACTTGGGGACCGGTAGGGGGGTAAAAATCTCCGGGAGCAAAAATACCGGGCAACGGCCTGGGGCTTCGTGCGCGAAATCGCAAAAGTTTTCAGGGGAATAGGTCCCTGGAGAAAGTGAGGTGTAAATTCTATGGGCCAAAGAGGACCCAAACCCGGCTCCGGCGGCAGGCCGAAGAAGGCTATCGCCGACAAAATTGCGGATGGCAATCCCGGAAAGCGACCGTTGACTGTCATTGATTTCAAAGACAGCGCAGCTGACCTGGAAGGTCAGGCTATGCCCAAGCCTTCCGAGTTCCTTTCCGCAAAACAGAAGGACGGCTCCACGCTCTGCGCCGGAGAGATTTATGAAAATGTGTGGAAATGGCTGTCTGCGCGCGGCTGTTCCGCATTGGTCTCTCCGCAGCTGATTGAGCGCTACGCAATGGCAAGCGCCAGATGGATTCAATGTGAAACCATCACCAGCGAGCTAGGCTTCCTGGCAAAGCACCCTACCACGGGTGCAGCGATACAGTCGCCTTATGTGGCTATCGCAAATACCTACATGACCCAGGCCAACCGTCTGTGGTCAGAAATTTTCCAAATCGTCAAGGAAAACTGTACCGGAGAGTATTCCGGCGCTAACCCCCAGGACGATGTGATGGAACGATTACTACGAGCAAGGAAAGGATAATGTGTATGTTTGAAAAAGTGAATCCCGAACACCCCGACAAGATTGCTGACCGCATCGCTGGCGCAATCGTCGACCTGGCTTATGCCGCCCAGGACAATCCCAAAATCGCTGTGGAGGTGCTGATCGGCCACGGCGTTTGCCATGCGGTCATTGAGACCTCCGCTCCCATCAAGGAAGTGGATATCGCCAGAGCCATTTACCGCCTCGGCGGCAATATCCGTGCGGACATCGTGATTGTCCCCCAGGATGCCCACCTGGCTCGTAACCAGGAGGACACCATCCGCTGCGGTGACAATGGCATCTTTAAGGGTATGCCTGTCACCGAGGAGCAATGGAAGCTGTCCGCGCTGGCAAGAGACCTTTTCGCCGTCTGCCCCTATGACGGCAAGTACATCATCGACGGCAACAAGGTGACCATCTGCCAAAGCAACATTGCTACCAGGGTCCTTCAGCGGCTGTACCCCTCCGCAACGGTCAACCCCCTGGGCGACTGGACTGGCGGCACCGATGTGGACACCGGAGCGACTAACCGGAAGCTGGGAAGCGATATGGCTGACTCTGTTACTGGCGGCGGTCTGCACGGCAAGGATCTGAGCAAGGCTGATGTCAGCGTGAATATTTACGCCTGGATGAAAGCCCAGGCAACAGGCAAGCCTGTGGAACTGTGCTGTGCCATCGGCGACGAGACCGTGGACGGCATCCCTTATTCTGATATCGTGGAAACAGCGAGAGAGTACATCCGCTCCCGTGGCGGCTTTGAGAAATTCGCTGAGTGGGGTTTGGTATGATTTTTGAAAAGAAACATACGGCGGACCTTCTGCCTGCGGATTACAATCCCCGCAAAGACCTCAAACCCGGCGACCTGGAATACGAGAAGCTGAAGAGGTCCATTGAGCAGTTTGGCTATGTGGAGCCGGTTATCTGGAACAAGGTTACCGGCCGTGTGGTCGGCGGTCATCAGCGACTGAAGGTGCTGATGGATATGGGCATCACGGAAATCGACTGCGTGGTGGTGGAGATGGACGAGGCCAAGGAAAAGGCGCTCAACATTGCCCTGAACAAGATTTCCGGCGACTGGGATAAGGATAAGCTGGCTCTGCTGATCGCTGACCTGCAGGGTGAGGATTTCGATGTTTCTCTGACAGGCTTTGACCCGGCGGAGATCGATGATCTGTTTAAGGACACCCTCCAGGACGGCATCAAGGATGACGATTTCGATGTGGAGGAGGAACTCCAAAAGCCAACGGTCACCAAGCCCGGTGACATTTGGTCCCTGGGCAGACACCGCCTCATCTGCGGCGACAGCACCAAGGCAGAAACCTTCGCCCTGCTGATGGCAGGCGTGAAGGCAAACCTGGTCATTACCGACCCTCCCTACAATGTCAACTATGAGGGATCTGCCGGAAAAATCAAAAACGATAATATGGCAAACGATGCGTTCTATCAGTTCCTGCTGGATGCCTTCACCAACACCGAAGGTGCCATGGCGGACGATGCTTCCATCTATGTTTTCCATGCCGATACCGAAGGATTGAATTTCCGCAGGGCTTTTGCCGATGCGGGTTTTTATTTGTCCGGCTGTTGCATCTGGAAAAAGCAGTCCCTGGTACTGGGTCGCAGTCCATATCAGTGGCAGCACGAGCCTGTGCTGTACGGTTGGAAGAAAAAGGGCAAGCATCAATGGTACACCGGCCGGAAAGAGTCCACCATTTGGGAATTCGACAAGCCCAAGAAAAATGGCGACCATCCGACCATGAAACCCATCCCTCTGTTGGCATATCCCATTATGAACTCCTCCATGAGCAATACCGTCGTACTGGACCCCTTCGGCGGGTCCGGCAGCACGCTCATTGCCTGTGAGCAGTCTGACCGCATCTGCTACACCGTGGAGCTGGATGAAAAGTTCTGCGATGTAATCGTGAAGCGGTACATCGAGCAGGTCGGCAGTGCGGACGGCGTGACCGTACAGCGTGATGGTCTGACCTACAAATACTCCGAATTGGAGGTACAGCATGAGTAATCTGACCCTGGGCAGTCTGTTTGACGGCTCCGGTGGTTTTCCTTTGGGCGGCTTGATTTCCGGCATCACCCCTGTGTGGGCATCGGAGATTGAGCCGTTTCCCATTCGGGTCACTACCAAGCGGCTGCCCTTTATGAAACATTACGGTGACATCTCTGCCATGGATGGCGGCAAAGTGGAGCCGGTCGACATCATCTGTTTTGGCTCACCCTGCACCGATATGTCCGTTGCCGGACTCCGCGCCGGGTTGGGCGGCAAGCAGTCTGTCCTATTTTACGAAGCCATCCGCATTATAAAAGAAATGAGGTGTGCCACCAATGGCAAATACCCCCGCTGGATTTGTTGGGAGAATGTCCCCGGCGCCTTCTCCTCAAATGCCGGACACGACTTCCAGGCAGTCCTCGAAGCGGTCATCGGCATCGTTGAGCCGGAAACCCAGGTGCCTATGCCTGAGAAAAACAAGTGGCCCGAATCCGACATCTACATGGGAGACGGATGGAGCGTTGCTTACCGAACTATCGATGCTCAATATTGGGGCTTGGCCCAACGCAGAAAACGCATCTTCCTTATCGGCGATCTTGCAGGTCAATGTGCCGGATCGGTATTATTTAAGTCCGAAGGCCTGTCAGGGTATTCTGCGGAGAGCTTCCGCGCGTGGCAAAGAGCTGCCGGATGTACTGAAGAAAGCGTTGGAGCGACAGGCTTCGGCCTAGACGGATACAACGGTGCCATTTCTGACACCGCCGCCACCCTGGGGGTGAACTGCGGTATGAGTACCGGGCGGAATGGTGTGGTGCTGAACGACCAGGGCGGCAACCGTATGGATGTCACCCACGATGTTACCTGTACCCTCCGGGCAGAGGCGCATCATCCTCCTGTGGTGTTGGATGAGGCTCCGGCTGTATATGAAAACCACAGCCAGGACACCCGGTATGTGGGTCCGTTGGATGTTGCGCCCACCGTGGCGGCGACCTACGGAACTGGCGGCAACAATCAGCCTTTCGTCATTCGGGACGAAGCTGCCAAGACCCTCAAAATCCGCAGCGGCTGTGAGGGCGGCGGCAAAGGTGCGCTTATCCAGGATGATATGTCCGCCACACTTTCCTGCAATAACGATCAGACCGTATTCGTTCCCAGGGTCTATGGCATCTGTGCCAAGGACAGCAACGCCATGAAATCCGACAATCCCCACAGCGGCTTCTATGAAGCGGAGACTACTCGCACCCTGGACGGCAACGGTGGCAATCCCACCTGCAACCAGGGCGGCGTTGCCATCGTGGAAAGCTATGCCATCCAGGGCTCCATGATTGGTCGCAAAGACAAAAACGGACCCCAGGGTGACGGCATCAACGAGGATGTTTCCTTCACCCTCAATACCGTCGACCGCCATGCTGTGGCAACTCCCACCTTCTGCTCCAGCAAAGCATCCTTCTTCACACAGGCGGAGGAGGAACTGGCGAACACCCTGGTGGCAACGGACTATAAGGACCCTCCGGTCATCAACGGCAGTCCTGAATATACCGTCCGCAGACTGACACCCACCGAGTGTGCCAGACTGCAGGGGTTTCCCGATTGGTGGTGTTCCGGTCTCGGTACGGCAGAGCCTACCACCGAGGATCTGCGGTATTGGTATGAGGTCTTTGAGACCCACCGCAAAATCGTCGGCACTTCCTCCAAGCCCAAATCCCTCAAGCAGATTACCAAGTGGCTCCGCGATCCTCACTCGGATGCCGCCGAGTACAAGATGTGGGGCAATGGCGTAGCGTTGCCCTGCGTGGTTTTTGTGCTGTCCGGCATTGTGTTCTATACACAATCTAACCGCACATAATTCTACGTTATTTGTGGGAGAAACAACTTGCTATATGTGCCAAGTAGAGCGAATATGTGACTACCCAAATTAAAGGAGGTCACCATTATGACAGTAAAAACAAACGCACAGGGCAAGGAACGCAAGCGCCTGGTTCTGACCATCG